CCAACACCGCATTGGTTGTGCCGCCGATATTCGTGTGCCAGGAATAACCCCTGATGAAGTGGTCAAGGCGATCATTGCCTCTGGGATTGGCTACGATCAAGTTATCCGAGAGTTTGACCGCTGGACACACATATCCATTCCTAATGCTGGCGCACCCCGCAAACAGGCGTTAATCATTGATAAAGCAGGAACACGGGTTTATTCTTCCATCCATAACAGTATTTGAACGAATACCCAGGCGACTGCCACCACAACGGCAGCGCCCAGGCATAGGATTAAAAACAAGCTGATCACATCACCCCCCGCATTTCCCAACCAAGCAAAAAGTAATTCCACTTCATGGTCATGTTTTGATTTATGAACTTTTCACCGTCCCACTCAAGTTCAGATTCTGCATACCCTTTGCCCGTCATTAGGGCAATAAAAACCGTTCGTGCTTTCATGCTTGTTTCCTTTGCTTCAACATTTTCAGCGTACCGCATGATCTGGTGCTTGCGTGACCCCTGCATACCCCAATCGCCTTGTCTGCGACTGAGTTCTTCAAATGCTTCATCTTCTTCATTCATATCAACTCCCGTTGTATAGGTACAAACCGCCATTCACGTTCTGCCCTGTTTGACTTTGATTTAGTAACTTGCCCAGTTAATTCCACCAAGCCAATCTTGGCTAACTCAGGCAACCGCCGTGCAACTTGATTGCCATCCAACCCAGTCAGTTCAGCGATGCCATCTTTGCCCCTTGCGCCGAAACGCTGGAGACAATCCACGATCAGCAAGCCGTGCTTGTTAGCCAATTCCTTGGCTGAATCCGCTGCTTGAAACGAGGTCACAGGGTCAGAATTCCTTGCCCTTGGAAAGTTAAGCATGATCAAAACGCCAGATCGTCATCAGGTAAACCATCACGGGACGCACCACCAAAATCGTTTTTAGGTGCAAATTCACTTTGTTCAAAAACCCACATTTTTCCTGTGAAATCTTTGTAAAGCGGAAGTGAATCAAGCTGGATAGTCATCTTGTGGGTTTTGTCATCCACCCACAAAGTGCCGTGCGTTGTCCAATAAGTTTTGTCAACGCCTTGGACTTTGTAAGTTCGGGCGGGAAATTTAATGTCGTATTTCATGGCTGGCTTTCAATGTATTGGTTTAACTGCTGAACTTGAGAATCGACCTCGGCTAAGAATTTGACAATCTCTGCCTCAATTTCTGCGATATATGTGTCATCACGGTCAACCCGTTTGACAAACAATTGCGCTTTAGCTGGCATTCTTGGGTCGAACACCACATAGTCACACCACTTTCGCCCTGTGCAAGCAAGCTGAAACTGCATCTGGGTAAAGTACTTCCCTGGCACTTTTTGGGATAGCAGCGTTTCAATCATGGTGAGGGTGTTTGGGCATTTGATTTCAATGCATCCATCGTCCCCAACAAGCCCATCAGGTGACGCACCAGCCCATTCAATTGTTGGATGACGCACAAACCCCACTTCTTCAACCATTACGCCCTGTGCGGCCTCATAAGCCGCCCGTGCAAATGGTTCGGTATCTGTGCCCCACTGCATGGCGGCATTGGTGTATGACTCTTGTTTGGTAAAGGTCAGGCGTTCCACCACAAGCTGGGCCATGTAGTTGTCGCGGCTAGTGCTGTAACCCGTCTTTGTCTTGGCGATTACGTCTGCCACTCTGCTGGCGGTGACCTTACCCAGACGTTGGTAAAACCATTCGGTTGAACCTTGGATGATTTCAGTTTCCATTGCGTGTCTCCATCATTGCGTCTGCCATCTTGTATGAAAGTTCCGAATCCTGTTTAAAAGATTCGGGGTTGATTACGCCACCAGACCGCAAGATTGATTGCATGGCAAAAATGGCGATAAAGTCTTTGAGGGTTATTTCCTCAAGACCGATTTCTTTCTTTTTTCTCATGCTTTTTCCTTTGCCTTGGCAATGCGGTCTGCCTTGGCTTTGATGACCTTGGCAATCCAATTCTGGTCGCCCTTGCAAGCATCGTAGGCGGCTTTGTAAGCGGTTTGCAACTCCTCCTTGTTGGCGCTGGCATCAATGGCGGCAATGTGGTCTGCCATCATTCCTGCATCAATCTGTAGTGCAGGGCGGGATGCCGCTACACCGTCATCGTCATCTGGTGAGAGGCCGCTGGCGGTCAAAAGGCTATATCTCCGCGCATAAGTCAAGGCACTACCAAAACCCATTGCATCGTGCTTGCTGGCTGGGACATGAAGCATTCCGCACTCCATCACTTCCCCAGATTCATGCACAAACATTGTTTCAACCATCACCCCGTCTTTGCATTCATAGGTGCGTTGCATAAGACCTATGCCATTAGCGTTTAAAGCCCCAACAACAGCATCAATACAGGAACTGAGGTCAGCATACTTAGATTTGAAATGAGGGTTTACAGACGTTTTTAACGCCTTGCCAAATTGTGATTGTGCTTTGACAAAGGCGGCGGCTATTTGTTTCCCAATTGGTGTTTCCATGATGTTTCCTTAATAAGCGTATTTAGGGCCGCAAGTGACTTCCACCACAGTCTCGACTGTGTAGCCATTAATCTTGCGTTTGGCGTATAGCGGGATGGCGCGGAGGCCAGAGGATTCGCATTGGCGCACAGCGTCAATCACTTCATTCCTGCCCATCGGCTGGACGTGTTTGTCAACAATTAAATCTTGGTTAGGCGCTTGGGGTGCTGACAAGCTAGAACAACCAGCGGTAACCCAAGCCATCCAGCACAAAAGTGAGTAGGTGATCATTCTCATTCCGATTCCTTTGCAATCAATTTCATTTCCAGTTCTTTGATGTATTCTTGGGCAACGTCACAGGTTTGGATGTAGCCCCGCAAATGGGATTCCAAAAGCCCAACGTGGTAGGCCAAGCGGTAGGCGGCTGGTTCGCCTACATATTGGCGGTCAGCAACGGTTGCGATTGATTCAATAATTTCGTTAGCGTTCATGTCATGCTCTCCAAATAAAAAGGTCAAGAATCAGCACGACAACAGCACACACGGCAAGCACCATGATGATCTTTTCGGTGATCGCCATGCGGGGTTCGTGGATTTCAATTGCCGCGCTGTATTCCACGGTCTTGGGGAATGCTTCATTCATCGTTCTGGGGTATTTCATTTTCTTCATCCTCTGGTTGGTTGTCGGGGTTGTAGTCTGATTGGCGGGTAAGGATTTGACCCCACCGCCATTCTTCATAATCTTCTAAATACATAAATGCTTTTATTTTTTAAATAAATTGGTAATTATTGCTACCAAATTGCTTGTCAAGGTGGTTAACTGCAATTGCCATGTCATGGGTATTAATGGTTCTAAAAGTGTTTTTGTTATCAGTATTCAGTTTGAAACAAATGCCTTTTTTCTTTGCTTTTTCCAACTTCTTTGCATCCAAAATTTTGTTGATCATGTTTTCCACAAACAAGCCAACGGTCATGTCGTACATTTCTTTTGAAAAGTCGCTTTTCCACTTAGGAAGTGTTAACACATAATTTCTCAAGATGGCATAGTCATCTTTGTTAAAACAATCAATGTTTACTTCACCGCCATGTGCATCATCTAAAACTTCTGCAAATTTTTTGCCATCAAGGTACAAAGTTGCGTTGTAACCAATACCTTCCATTCCGCGAAATGTTTTGATGTTCTTAACTGTAAATTCCATTTTGAGACTCCTAAAAGACCCCGAGAAGTTCAGGGCATGGATGTATTGTTAAGCAGAATTAACATTAGGGCAAGCCTTTTTTATAGGGACTTTCCCTAGTGTTGCTATTTTGTTAATCCACCTTACAATGCCAAGATGACAAAAGAGCAATTAGTCCAGTTGGCAGGGTCACAGAGTGAGCTTGCAAGGATTCTTGGCATAAACAGGGCCGCGGTTTCCCAATGGAAAAATGTACCTAATGCAAGAATCTGGCAACTAAAGTCGTTGCGTCCTGAGTGGTTTTCAATGTAAGATTGTTTGAAACACGGCTAGTCTGGAAGTCATGAGCCAGATGAAAAGAGAACTCCCCTCCTGCCGCCGTTTCTTTTCTGGGAGATTTGCGGAGTTTGCTTTATGCGAATTAAAAACTGGTCGAAGTTTCAGCATTTCAAGGACAGAAAGCCGCCTTGGGTCAAGCTGTATCGTGATCTTTTAGACGATATTGAATGGCACGAACTTGACCCAAAAGCGGCAAAAGTGCTGGTCATGCTTTGGTTAATTGCCAGCGAAGATGATGGACGCATTCCCCCCACCAAACAACTGGCATTTAGGCTAAGAATGTCAGAAAAGGATACTGAAGTTTGCGTTTCCAAGCTGTTTCATTGGTTGGAACATGACGATAACAATTTGATATCAAGCCGACATCAAGATGATGCACCAGAGACAGAGACAGAGACAGAGGCAGAGACAGAGTTATTCGTTGAAACCGATAGATCGGTTGTCAACCCAAAGCGCATAAGTTGTCCATCTGATGAACTTTTAAACCTTTACCACGAAGAATGCAAAAGCCTTCCACGGGTTTTGATGCTGAACGACACAAGGCGCAAGCACTTGGTCAGCCGATGGCGGGATGTGGATGCCGAGGATGATTTGAAATCTAAAGAGGAAGGCATTGAGATTTTTCGGCAAATCTTTCGCCAAGTACAGAAATCTGATTTTTTGTCAGGAAGAACCCAAAACCGCAATGGTCGGGCATGGAAGGCCAGTTTTGATTGGCTGATGATGCCCACTAATTTTCTGAAAGTAGCCGAAGGGCAATACGATAACGGGAGAAATTAAATGTCGTTTAAAAATCAACTCAATGAGAAAAAAGACCCGATTGACGAGGTTCAGCGCCTGATGTGCAGTGTGCCAGGATGCCCCAAACGCTGGTCAGTTCACATGGAAGGCCAGCGCCCAATGTGTTCCGAACACCAATGGTCGGGCAGCAAACCAGCCAAAAAAGACATTTCTGCCTTGTTGCCCAGCACCAAGCCCGTGAAACATTGGATGGATGATGGGGAGGTATTTTGAATGAGTTGGCTTTATTCGCGGGTGCTGGTGGAGGAATACTTGGGGGACACCTCCTTGGATGGCGAACAGTCTGCGCCGTTGAATGGGAACCCTATCCAGCAAGCGTACTGTGCGCCAGACAAAATGATGGACTTCTCCCGCCTTTCCCGATTTGGAATGACGTACAAACCTTTGACGGAAAACCTTGGCGAGGAATTGTTGACGTTGTATCTGGCGGCTTTCCATGCCAAGACATCAGTGCCGCAGGAAAAGGTGCAGGAATTGACGGGGAACGAAGCGGTATGTGGGGAGAAATGGCGCGCATCATTCACGAGGTACGACCTCGATTCGTCTTTGTGGAGAACTCACCAATGCTCACTTCTAGGGGGCTTGGACGAGTTCTTGGAGACTTGGCCTCAATGGGGTTTGATGCGCGATGGGGAGTGTTGGGAGCAGCAGATGTTGGCGCAAACCATCAGAGGGACAGAATCTGGATTGTCGGAAAAGTTACCAACACCAACAGCATCGGATTACAAAAGCCAGCCCACCAGCAAGAGTTGGAAAGCCAAGGGTGCAATCAACTTCAAATTGAGCAATCCAGAAATACAAGCAATGTGGCCAACGCCGACAGCGCACATGGCAAAGGAAACCAATGCGCCCAGCGAACACAATCGCAATACGCCAACCCTGACGGCACAAGTGAACTGGCCCACCCCCAGAACCAAGGGAATGTGTGGAGGGAGTGGAAGTTGGGATTTGCTGAACAAGAACACCACCAAGGAAGAAGCGCGACAAATGGGCGCAGGGAATGGTGGCAAGCTGAACCCAATGTGGGTCGAGTGGCTGATGGGGTGGCCGCTAGGGTGGACAGACTTAAAGCCATTGGAAATGGACAAGTCTCTTTGTGCGCCGCAACAGCATGGAGAATCCTAAGTGAACTATTTTGAAGCACACGAACTTTTAGACAGGGTTAAAGATGGACAAACCATCAGCCGAGCCGCGATTGACTATGCGCTTTTCCTTACAGGAGATGCGCCAGAGCGAGGCCAGGGAATGGATTTTGAGATATCAGCAGAAAACCAAGGAACTGGGCAAAGCCAAGGCATCAGCTTGGTGGCAAACCACGATTGCAGACATTTCCAGGCGCAGGGGTGAAACCGCTGCTAACGACCTCAGAAACCGAATGAACCAAGAAAGGTCAAAATGAAAATTGATGTTCAAAAAATGCACAGCGTTGGATTTGGTGTCTTGTTTTTCCCAAGATACGGCCTTGGCATCCAGATTGGTCGGCGCTGGTTTGGAATCAAAAAATGAGATATGCCGCCAGGGTTGATGCCAACCAGAAGCAAATCATCACAGCATTGGAAGCCGCTGGCGCTGATGTTTGGGTGATTGGCCTACCAGTTGACCTGCTGGTGGGATACAAGGGGCACACCTTTCTTGTCGAGGTCAAGAATGGCCCCAAAAGGCGTTTAACGGCCCTACAAGCCGACTTTTTTGAAAATTGGTCTGGTAGTACCTTGGCAAGGATTGATGGCCCTGACGGGGCTTTACGCATGATTGGAGTTTTGAAGTGAAACCAGAAGAAGCCGCCCAAGACATACGCAACAAAGCCCGAGCCTATGGCGATGCCAAGGCCCAGCGGGTTTATTTGGAAGAATTCCGCAAGTCTAAAAAAGCCCTTTTGATGAAAGATGCCCTGCAAATGGGCTATGAGGCGGCAAACGCGCAGGAACGCGAGGCATATGCCGACCCCGAATATCACACCTTGCTGAAAGGGCTGGCCGCGGCAATAGCCCAAGAAGAAACCCTGCGCTGGGAAATTGAGGCGGCAAGGCTTGACATTGAGATATTTAGAACCAGAGAAGCAACTAACAGATTACAAGATCGGGCACACCAATGAAATGTCCAGAATGCGGAACATGGACAATTGTCAAGGAAACGAGAATATCCACAGGCAACACCCGTAGAAGGCGGTTAGAGTGTGCAAATACCCACAGGTTTTCCACATTGGAGACAATCGTTGATAGAAAAACATTCATACGTCAGGTCAAAAAAGCTGCTGAAGATGGTGGCAAGCCTTGAATGCAAAAACTGCGGGTCTTGGCATATGGTGCAAGCCGCGCATACAAACTGGGGCGGCGGTAAGGGCCGAGGGGTCAAAGCTGATGACAATCTGGTGGCTGCGCTGTGTCTGGGGTGTCATTACGAGATCGACCAGGGCAAGGATTTAAGCCGCGAAGAACGGCAGGAAATGTGGCTAAAGGCCCATCACAGGACAATTGATGCATTGCGAGACTGCTGGCCTATTGACATTCCTTTGCCTGATGCGAAAATATAGCCTTGTTGGTAGCAGTTGCCAACATTCGGGGGTTCGCCCCCTTTTTTTGATATAGTTAACGCATGAAAAACGAAGAAGTTGCCGAATTTGTCGCCACGCTGTTTCATGCGGGAACAATCACGCACTTCCAGCATTTGCAAACGACTGAATACGCCACCCACAAGGCGCTGGGCAAGTTTTACCCCAAGATCGTAGACCTAGCCGATAGTCTCGCAGAGAGTTACCAAGGGCGCTACGACACCAGGATGAAGAAATTTCCTGATGAATTGCACGACCCCAAAGACACACCGCATGAGTATCTGACCCAGCTTAAAGGGTTTGTGCAAGAAGCGCGAGAAGAAATCCCCCAAGACTCAGAATTGCAAAACATTGTTGATGAAATTGCTGATCTGATTAATTCAACCCTATATCTTTTAACTCTGAAATGAGGAAATCATGAACCATATGGACAAATCCCAACCCACTGGCTACGGCAACAAAGTGAAAATGGCTGGCAACCCAGCCCCTGACATGAAGTCTGGTGAGCAGGGCAGCGCCAAAAAGGGCATTCCTAATGCTATGACTAACAAAATGTCTGGCGGCAATGATTGCACTGGTGGCAAATCAAGTGGTGTTTGCTACACTCACGACCGCAAGTGCTATCAATAAAGCGTAAACCCCACCGTGAATAAGACGGCAGGGCTTACTGACCAAACAAAAAAGGAGGTTTTGAATGGCTGAAATGGATTCTAAATGCGGGAACTGTAAGTATTACCGCCCACAGCAAATCATGGGCATCTGTCGGTTGAATCCGCAACAGGTGAACCACCACGAAAATGATTGGTGCGGTCAACACACGGCAATAGAGATCAAATTGGTTGCCCTGCCTGTTTACGACATCACCACTGACCAAACCACCCAAGTGCCCCAAAAGCGCAAATACCAGAGGAAAGCAAATGCTAAAACCTCTGTTTGACAGGGTGGTGGTACGCCCCCAGGTGCGGCATATCTCCGACATAATCTACATTGACAATAAAGAACCCTTTAACGAGGGGACAATAGTGGCGGTTGGCCCTGATGTTGAGGGCGTACAAGCTGGCGACTTCATCAAATATGGGAATGGGGATTATTTAAAGTGGCCCACCCATAAGATTGATGGGCAGGATTATCAAATCATTCAAGAAGCGGACATTTGCGCCGTTGTGGAGGCTTAAAAATGGCAACTAAACCTGGGCTTTACGCCAACATTCACGCTAAACAAGAACGTATAGAGCGCCAAAAGGCGGCTGGTAAGACTCCAGAGCGCATGAGGTCGCCTGGGGCAAAGGGTGCGCCGACTGCCCAAGCATTCAAAGAATCAGCCAAAACTGCCAAAAAGAAATAATCATGGAAAATCAAACTGATCCTTGGATTAACCGATTAAACGGAATGAAATGTAAAACTTGCATTTGGTTTGTTCCTAAGACAACTGTTTTGCCAGAAACCATTGATAATCCAAATCCTGTTTACAACGTAGGTCGTTGCCGCCGTCATGCTCCAAGTATGGGCGGGTATCCCGTAGTGTTTGTCAACGATTGGTGCGGCGATCATCGTCTTGATGAAAACAAAATCTAAGGAAAATACATGGCAAAGCACGACAAGTCTATACCCCACAAGACCACGGGCAAGGGGAAAACCTATAACCCAACCGAAAAGGGTGCGGGAATGACCGCTAAAGGCCGTGCTGAATACAACGCTAAAAACAATTCAAATCTTAAGCCACCAGCCCCAAATCCCAAGACCAAGGCAGATGCTGGACGAAAAGCCAGTTTTTGCGCTAGGATGGAGGGGGTAGTTAAAAACGCTAAAGGCCCAGCAGAACGGGCTAAAGCATCCCTCAAAAACTGGAACTGTTAAAGGACATATCATGGGTAACTCAGTAGCAATAGGCGCAGCATATCAAGATCAAGACCTTAAAGGGTCAGCCACGTTATATGCCGCTGCCACATCAGGCCAAATTGGGTACAACACGGGTTCGCTAACGACTGCACCCGCAACTGTGACCCAAGCCACCAGCAAGTCAACAGGCGTGACTATTAACGCATCGGTGGGTCAAATTGTAACCAACAATGCGGCATTGGCGGCAGCAACTGAAGTGGCTTTTGTGGTCACCAACAGCGCTGTTTCTGCATACGACATTCCTGTAATTGCAATTGCAAGCGGGGCAGCAACGGCGGGAACCTACTTGGTTTCTGTGGTGGCAGTGGCGGCTGGTTCATTTACAGTTGCTATTACCAACGCAAGCGCTGGTTCATTGTCTGAGGCATTGACCATCAATTTTGGTTTAATTCACGTTGCCCAGGCATGACCCCAGAGGTCATTAACAAGCGTTTGGAAGAACTCCAAGCGCAAGCAAAGCAACAAGAGGCGGTCTTGATTCAGCTTTCGGGCGCGATTCAAGACTGCCACTATTGGCTGGGCGAGTTATCCAAGGAGAAGGCAAATGCCGTTGATAGCAAGCATGACCCCCAAGGCGCTGAAGGCCAACATTAAGGCAGAGATTGAAGCTGGCAAGCCACCCAAACAGGCGGTGGCTATTGGCTATTCTGTACAGCGGGAAGCCATGAAAGATGCGGGAAAGAAAGCCCCATCAAAAAAGAAAAAGTGATTTAATCACAAAGACTTACAGGTTATATCAATGGCTGCACCACAAGGAAACCAGAACGCCGCAAAGGGCAGACTGTTCTATGACAAGTTGCGCCTTGTTTTGACCACTGAGCCGCACAGACTGAGGGGGATTGCCGAACAGTTGGTAAGCCAAGCTGAAGCGGGTGAACCTTGGGCGATCAAAGAGATCATCGACAGGATGGACGGCAAGGCAATACAGGCCACGACCATTGAAAACGCAGATGGAACGCCTTTGCTGGGTGGGATTCAAGTCACATTTATCAAGCCCGAATGAGTGATGTATCAGACGCAATTGCCAAGGCAGAGTTTCCTGTCAAGCTGCAAGGGTTGTTTCAGAAATCTCGTTACAAAGTCCTGTATGGTGGGCGAGGCGGGGCAAAGTCTTGGGGAATAG